TTCATAAGTATGAAACACCTGTGTACACCATGACATCTCTGAAAGAAGAAAATGAAGATGCGTACACAGGGGATGGAACGACAAGAGCCTTTTTGTTCACGTTTCCTGCTCTGTCTTCAGCTTCGACTGTGGTCAAGGTGGACGATGTAGTTAAGACTCCTGGAACGGACTATACATGGTCATCTTCGGGGATCACGTTCGGGGCGGCTCCGGCAGCCGAAGCAGAAATATCTGTAACATATACGGCTATTACGCTTGACTTCGATTCATGCGAGTATGTGGCGATCACATACAGTGCTCATGGATGCGAATTATTCACGATCACTTATCCCGATGACGAGCAGATAACTCTGAACGAGCATACACTCATGTGGAGGCTTACACAGGAGCAGAGCTCTAAGCTGCCTTATGGCGGATACCAGGTGCAGGTCTCTTACGGATTTGATGGAGAACGGATAAGGTTCTCATCTTCGGTAGTTTCAGACACAACAACGATACAGACCAAAAAGGAGGTTCTGGGGTAATATGGCAGATGTAAATCTTGTTTTACAAGTAGGATCTGATTCTGCGGCAGCAGCGTATGCACAGCAGGCAAACGCTTCGGCACAGGCTTCAGCAGCATCCGCAGCGAGCGCATCTGACTCAGCGACAGCGGCGAGCGGTTCGGCAACGCAGGCGGCGAATTCAGCGAGTGCGGCAGCAACATCAGCGACACAGGCAGGCGGATCCGCAACGGCAGCAGGAGAATCAGCATCGGCGGCGGCTCAGAGTGCCACTGCGGCCGGAACGGCAAAAACCAATGCACAAAACTCAGCAAGTGCTGCGGCAACATCAGCAAGCAATGCGGCTCTGAGTGCGACACAGGCTTCTGGCAGCGCAACATCAGCGGCTTCGTCTGCGTCTGCGGCAAGTGGATCGGCAACCACAGCCAGCACAAAAGCAGGGGAAGCGGCAGCATCTGCATCAGCGGCTTCTACATCTGCATCAAATGCGTCGGCAAGTGCTACGAGTGCGAATAATGCAAAGACAGCAGCGGAAACTGCAAAGACAGGAGCTGAAACTGCAAGGGATCAGGCACAGGCATATGCAGGAAGTATAGCTTCAGTATATAGCAATACTGCGACATATGCAGTTGATGATTATTGCTTCCATGAAGGTCAGCTGCAGAGATGTATTGTTCCGATCACCACACCCGAAGCCTGGACTGCGGCACATTGGGTTGCAGTGGAATTAGGGGATGATGTTTCGGACTTAAAGACTGCTTTAAATCAAAAGGTTGATTATATATCAAAAAACGAAGGGCTAATTCCAGTAGAAACAAAAATTGACTTTTCAGTTGACGGAAAAGTTATAGACGCAAGTGGAAATCTATCTAACGATGTTAACTATGCAACTACAGACTATATTGACCTAACAAATGTAACAGGCATCTATCGCACAGGAACGACAACCAAGTTTATGATGTGGCGATATGCGTTTTTTGACGAATCGAAAAATTTGCTTAGCGTTGATGGGGAGACTACAGATTACGAAATCGTTCCTTACAATGGCAAACAAGTCACTTGGTTAACGCTTAATCCAAATGCTAAATATGTTCGTATATGTTGGAATAAATCGAGGCCATACGAATATTATGTGGTTAGGAATGTTACGCAGGTTACTTCGTATACAGTTCTTCCGTTAATCATTAACGGTGAAAATATATATACAGATGCGATAAAAGGGAAAGAAGCAAAATCGGTTGTTGATGAAGTTACTGAATTAACTTCTGTTAACATATTAAATCCAGATGATTTTACTTTAAAGGGATATTATCTGGATTTTACTGACGGAGAAACACATATTACATTTGCCAACGGAGTCATTACTGGGAATAAGATTGTAACAGGACAGGATGTAATATACATACGGCAGACATATAGCACATTAAGCATAAATGCCTTTATTATATATTGCTATAACGACGATACTTATCTTGGATATAAAGCTTTGTCATTTGCCGACATGGGGTCAAGTTATAGGCTGGAATTGATCACAGGAACTACTGAGATTATGGTATATTCCAACGCAGGGGCAAACATCACAGGCGATATGATATGCCTCACGTTGCGTTATGTGGAAGATTTTGTAGCTTATGATCCATATTATGCTATTAAAGCATCTGCGATGCCTAATAAAAATTATTATCCTTTATACGGCAAAGTTATTGCTAATTTTGGTGATAGTGTTTTTGGCAACAAAAGACCGCCAACTGATATATCAACCTCGCTTGCTTCAATAACAGGTGCGACAGTATATAATCTCGGATTTGGTGGGTGTCGGATGTCACAGCACTCTGGGGGATGGGATGCGTTCAGTATGTACCGTCTTGCGTATGCCATTGCTAACAATGATTATTCCGTACAAAATGCTGTTGATGTTGATAATGTAACTGATATGCCGCAATATTTCAAGGAAACAAGAATATTGCTTGAAAGCATTGACTATAGTAAGGTCGATATTCTCACGATTGCTTATGGGACTAATGATTTCACGGCAGGTGTTTCCTTGGACAATCCAAACGATGAAGATGATTGCACGACATTTTGCGGAGCATTAAGGTATAGTCTTGAACAAATCCTTACAGCATATCCTCAGTTGCATATATTCGTTTGTACTCCGACATATCGTTTCTGGATTGATGGAAACAATGATTTCCTTTATGATTCAGATACGCATGAAATTAGTGGAAACTTACTTACTGATTTTGTTGAAGCTGTTCAGACAGTTTCAAAGGCATATCATGTCAAGTCTATTGATAACTATTATGACCTTGGAATTGATAAATACAATAGGTCGCATTGGTTCCCTGTTAATGACGGAACACATCACAATAGGGATGGTGGTATGCTGATAGCACAGCACATGGCAAACGAAATGTTTTAAAACGGATATAGTAACTTAAAGTAGACCCATGACTATTGATGATATTTTTGAAATGTTGGATTTATTCTATGCTATCAAACACTCATACGAAAAAGTGAAAGCGCATAGAGAGCGCATGGAGAATATGTAGGTTAAGGTGACCGAGGAATAAAAAATGTTAGCAGTTATTAGTATAATAAGTGGCATTGTGCTTCAAATAATAGTTAAACATTTCCGAGATAAAAGGAATCTGAAAGACTATATTTATGACGCAGAAAACAAATGTTGGATTCCGAAAAAAAGTAATTTAAAGTAGACAAGGAGCAGATCATGGGCAATATGAGTGATGACACAATATACATCGAAAGACCACTACACATAGAGGATTTTCTTGTAATGCAACCACATTACCTATGCAAAGAAAAGGGAAAAACGTGCGAGTATGCCGCAGTAAACGGATGGTGCGAGGCAACAACTTGTATAAATAAGGGGATGCCCAAAGTAACTTAAAGTAGACCTTTAAGTTACCAAAAATGAAGAGCAAATCACCCACTTTCACGGCTTCAGGTGCAGTCAATCAGACACCTTGAGGCCGTGAAATTATTTTAAGAGACTTTTAAACAAAGAAAAGGCAGGGCTAAACACCCTGTTTTTTTTATAGGAAGAAAGAGGATCAGATGATTCCTGTTTTATTTGAATCAACAGCAACAAGTTTTACTTCCTACGGAGTGGGGGCATTATCAGATGCCATTTCCTGTATGGTCGAGGAACATCGGAACGGCAGTTACGAACTGACTATGCAGTATCCAATAACAGGCGTACACTTTGATGACATCTCCATGAGGTCACTCATCCTTGCAAAGCCGAATTATCTGGATAATCCACAACCCTTCCGTGTGTACCAGATAGACAAGCCGATTAACGGAGTCTGCACGATCTACGCCCGGCATTGGTCTTATGACCTCTCTGACATCCCTGTCCAGCCGTTCACAGCTGCAGGGATACAGAGTGCGATGAATGGCCTGATCAGCAATGCCATGTTTGACATATCGGCATGGAGTTTTACGACCACACGCACTACGGCATCGAATTTCAAGGTCGATGTGCCTTCTTCGGTGCGTAGTTGGTTCGGTGGCAAGGCAGGGTCCCTTCTGGACATCTACGGCGGTGAGTGGCATTACGATGGGCGCACCTGTTCCCTTGAAAATTCCAGAGGCACGGACAGGGGCGTTACTATCCGGTACGGAGTCAATCTCACCGAGCTGAAGCAGGAAGAGAACTGTGCGGAGTGCTACACAGGAGTCCTGGCTTACTGGCAGGATATGGACGGCAATCTGGTACAGGGCACGATCCAGAACGTGAGCGGCACTTTCAACTATACCAGAATCCTTGTTTTAGATTGCTCTGAGGACTTTGACACAGCTCCGACAACGGTGCAGCTCAATGCAAAAGCCACAGCCTACATCACGAATAATAACGTGGGCATACCGAAGGTCAACCTGACGCTGAACTTCGTCATGCTGCAAGGGCTGCTGAATCGCGTGGATCTCTGCGACACAGTTACAGTTGTTTTCGAGAAGCTGGGCATACAGGCCACAGCAAAGTGCATCCGGGTGAAGTGGAACACCCTTCTCGATCGTTACGAAGAAGTCGAGCTGGGTGACCCAAAGTCAGAACTGACCGAGGCGATCATAAGGGCTAACACGGAGGCAAGCGAGGCTGTTAAGCAGGTCAAGCTAACGAAGAACGACCTTGAGTCTGACATTGAAACAGCCGTGGAAAGAGTCACAGGCAACCTCGGTGGCTATGTCATCCTGCATGACAGCGATGGTGACGGATACCCTGACGAGCTCCTGATAATGGATACGCCAGACATCACTACTTGTACGAATATCTGGCGTTGGAATCAACAAGGCTTAATGCACTCCAACAGTTACACCGGCACGTATACGAACATGGCGCTGACGATGGACGGGCAGATAGTTGCGGACGCGATTACAACGGGTATCTTACGAGGCATAGAGATAATCTCCACAGATGGGGCTAAGACAGTTGACATCGTAAATGGCAAGGTTAAATCTTCCGGACCGATACACTATGAGGGCGGCGCGACACCTTATACTACATCCGTAATAATGGACGCAGGCTCTTTAAACATCTTAGATGTTGATAACAACGTCTTAGCGAGGGTTACATCAGCAGGAACGGATGCTGATGGCCCTCAGAGCGGCTATATCTATATTACTGATAACGCAGGTCAGATTCTTGCGATGCTGACATCATCGGCATTGCCTAATGGCCGAGGCGGAAGGGTGTCCATAGTAGATGGAGCCACAAACGTTACGGTCGGAACACTTGTTGCTTTAGATGCTGGTGGCCAACTGTTCCTCCGCGACCCAAGTAATACAAGCCAGGTATGGTTTGGTGCAACGGCCAGCGCAGGTCAGGGAGCTCTTTACCGGGCAGACGGTTCGATGCACACGCTGTTAGGGCTTCTGACATTATCCGGTCTGATGTCTAATGAACCCGGTATCATATTCTATGATGCTAACGGCAATGGAAAATCATGGTATGCCGGGAACAGGGCATACATCAAGGACGATACAAGCGGTGAGGTGGGCTTTGTCGTGCATGGGCATACAGGCTCACACGGCATTACAGTAGACTTCACCACAACAGGACGGATAGACTTCTATGTTGATACGATCTATGTCGGCTACGCAACGCTCACATCCTCTGACAAGAAGACAAAAAAGGACATCCAGCCGATAGATGAACGCTATAAGAACGCTATAGCAAGTGTACCTCTGAAGAGCTTCCATTTTGACTTTGACAATGAAGTCCTGGCAGGTGCTAATGACCTGCTGCGCTTTGGAGCGGTGGCACAGGATGTCATCAAGGCTCTGAAGAAAGAGGGCATTGATCCGAACGAGTCCGAAATTGTGGACACAGTTGGAGAAAAAAGCAACAAGCGGTATGTCATCAATTACATACCCTTCCTGACGGCAAGGCTCGCGGCAGATGAGGACAGGATAGCGGAACTGGAAAAAAGACTTTCGGCTCTGGAGAGCAGAATAGGAGGATAACTTGGAAATCGTACTTGCGGCATTAGCTTCGTCAGGACTGTTCAGCTTACTCCAGTTTCTGATAAAACGACATGACGAGAAAAAAGGCAAAAGGGCAGAACTTGATAAAAAAATTGATGGAATCAGAAAAGATCTGGATGACCTCCGGGCAGAAATAAAAAAGAATGATGCACTTCAAGCCAGGCGGAGGATCCTACGATTTAATGATGAGCTCCTGAACGGAGTAATGCACAGCAAAGAAGCTTTTGATGACATCATTGAAGAAGATCTGGACCTGTATGATAAGTTCACGAAGACACATCCAGATTTCGTTAATAATAAATGCACATTAGCTGCGCAACATATCAAAGACACATATCTCAAATGCGAGAAGGAGGGCTCGTTCTTATGATCAGTAATAAAATGTATGATGTTTTGAAATGGGTAACGATGATCTGCATCCCGGCATTAACAACCGCTTATGTGGGTCTGTCTGCCGTGTGGGGATGGCCTTATGCTACGGAGGTCGCAAAGACTTCTGCTGTCATCTGCACCTTACTCGGTGCGCTCCTCGGCATCAGCACAGCTCAGTATAACAAGAAGGATAATCAGGAATGATCTACGATTATATGCAGAATGACCCTCGCTGGGCAGACCATCCATTTTGCACTCCGGGCGGTACGATGGCAGATTCCGGCTGCGGTCCCACGGCAGTAGCCGATGTTGTTGGGGTCCTGCCTCCGGAGGTTGCTGATTACATGACAGCTGCCGGATATGCAGCTCCGTATGGTCAAGGGACTTATTGGTCTGGTATTATTCCAACTTGCGAACATTTCGG